ATCTTCTTAAAGCCACTTGCATAATATCAACCTTCTCATCTAACTTTTCAACTTTAACCCCTTGACTTGTAATCTGGTCTTTAAAGGTAGAACGCACATCAATATACAAGGCAGATATGCCACATAGAACGATGAATAAAGTTGCAACCACAGGGTTTTTAGCAAAGTCTTTGAACGATACAGGTAATGCCATTTTAAAATAATTTTTTATAGTAACCTAATGAATAATGATTTGTGGTAGCGTTTATTGTAAACAAGCCGCTTTTAGCCGTCTTATATCCTAAGCCAAGTCCTAACCCTAATTTGTTATCAAATGCCCTTAAATCGCCTATAACACCCAAATAAACCTCTTTCTTAGGCTTTGGTATTATAGTCTTTGTAACGTAAATAGTTTTCTCGTTTATTTCAGCCTTGAAACTCCTGCCTTGAATCTTGTTTTGTGAGATCGTATCTTGGATGTATGCGTAACCTAAGGTGTCTATTTTTATCGTATCTGAATACGAATAAACACGGTTATAATCGGATATGATTTTTATTGTATCGTGAACTACATCAACATTGTAAATGGTATCTAAAACGACAAAAGGGATAGATTTCCCCTTGATGTACTTAGTAAAAGTTTTCTGTTGGTAAACTGTGTCGGTATCTACGATAACCGATGGCTGACCTATATATTCAGATTTGTCCTTTATAAAAAGAAACACAATAATAACCAATATCGCTATTACTATATTCTTATACATTACTTAAATCTTTTAGTTGCTTTTATATAATAACGAATCGCCATAATACCAGAAACAATAGCGACCAAACCCGCAATCATTGTAATCAATGGCTGCACTTGTGTTATGGTAAGTGATGCGGCAGTAATTGAAACTGCGGTATTCGCAAGGGCTTGGCTGCTATCTTGTACCATTAGTCTTCTGTTTTTTCGTCTTTAGGCTTTTGCTCCTGTTCAAGTTGCCCAAAAAAAGTTAATAAAGGTAATCCGAACTCCGTAGGGATCTTGTTAATAAATGCTTTTAAGTCATTTAATTGCTGCTCGTTTAATGTTAACATAATTTATATTTTTTATAAAGATAGTATTTTGTTACGGATTAACAAATGGTAAAGGTAAAACTACAATAGGTGGATTAACTTGATTCTCTATTTGAGCATCTAAATTAAGGTCTAAAGCTGCAACATCAATTGAAGCATCTAACCAACCACAAACGATGTCATAGGTTAAGTTCTCGTAAGGGATAAAGTTAGCAACATCATCCTTTGAGAATGATTGTGCGCCATAAACAGAAACATAGTAATCTACTCCGTTAATTGTTTCTTTTGCATACCTTATCCAATGTGCGACTATCACAAAGTCTATTAATGTTCCGTCTTGTGGAACGCAGTCTAATTGATTGATAAACCAATATTTCATATTATTTTATTTTTGCTTTTAATTCTTCTATTTGTGCTTGTTGTTCTTGGATGGCTTTTACTAAGTATGGCACAATAAAATCTGATTTTAAAGCTAACATTCCTGTTTTTTCGTTTGATATATTTATAGCTTCTTCAATTACTTCTTGTACATCTTGAGCAATCCACCCAATATTATTTTTATTTCCATCTATATAATCAAATCTTGCAGGTTTTAATTTTAATATTTTTTCAAGACCACTTTCAGTTAAATAAGAAATATTTTCTTTTAATCTTCTATCTGAACCATATGCCCAAGCTGAAGTATTTAGATAACCATAACTATCACTTCTAACATAAAATACACCTGTACCTGCTGAATTAAATAAAAATAAAGGATAACTTGATGAAGTAGTTGTAGTTGATTTTACTGCTAATTGTACCCCACCATCAATAGTATTAATTCCTACTTGACCACCTGATGTGATTTGCATTGCTATAACACTATTTGCGTACCATCTATACCCACTTGCTTGTGTAGTACTAAAAGTCAAATCACTTGTATTAGCAATCGTGTTTATTCCTATTTTGTAATCATATTCTACTCCTCCATTTATTCCATTTATCACAAAACCTACATCTTCACTTGCACTTGTATTTTTAACTCTTAATAAAACATTATTTGAACTTGCACTACGATTTTGTATATCAACTGAAAGTGATGAATCAACTGAACTCGTTCCGATTCCAACAGTACCCCCCGATGTGATTCTCATTCGTTCGGTATTGTTAGTACTAAACACAGTAGGATGATTACTCCTTGAACCAATATTAACTGCCGCACCACCAGCATATCCATTATCAGCAACAATTTGACCAATTATTCCTCCAGTTGTACTTTCAACAAATAAACCCCCACCCGCAGTATTTGATATTTGAGTAGTTGTATAACTTGTAAATGATAAAGGCGCAGAAGTTCCGATTCCAACGTTACCACCGCTTGTTATAATCATTCGTGGTGAACCACCTGTATATAAAAACATTGTATTAGCAATACTACCTCCACCAATTTGCCAATGTGTAGAACCTCCATTAGTTGAAGAATTTATATAATTATATCTTGCTCCATCATCATTGTTTGCAATTAAATTAATTGCAGAAGCATACGCATTAGTTGAATTTTGTACTCTTAAATTATTATCTGCTGCTATCGAAGTATTTGTTGTAATTGTACCACTAAATGTTGCAGCTTGATTTGCTGCTAATGTTAATGCAGCAGTTCCTCCTCCTGTTTCTATTGATACTGTTCCACTTGCATTGTAGTTAGCTAATGTAACTCTGTCAGATGACCAATATAAAGCACCACTACCTGCAGTCATACCTGTTAATCTATATGCTGATGCTTGAACTGTACTTGAAAAAACTGCACTCGTTCCGTTTAATGCTCCTGTTAAAGTTCCACCTGTTAAAGGTAGGTAAGAACTTAAAGCAGAACTTGTAATATATCCTGCACCATTTGTGATTTGGTCATTATTTGTAGGTATTGTGATTACCCCTGTTGTGCTATTGTAAGCACCACTACCTGCCACAAAACTTAAAGCTGCTCTTGACCTTGCATCCGTAAAGTAAAGGTTTGTTCCTTCTGTTACTTGTGTCGTTGTATAATCGCCACTTGCTGCCACAACCGCACCTGTTCTACCAAATACACTTGTAACAGGATAATTAATATTAGATGTTAATGCTATTGTTCCACTTGCATCAGGTAAAGTCCAAGTTCTTGCACTTGATACTGTTGTAATTGGCTGTAAATAATTAGTAAACCCACCTGACTTTAAGGCTAATACACCAATAGCCGTACCGCCATCTCTTGTTAAAGCTGACAACCAATTTCCTGATGTATCAGTAGCTAATATATTTTGAGCATACAAATCAAAAAGACCTAAAGTAACATTAGCGGTTGCGCCTGTGTATGGTACATAGCTACTTAAATTAGATGTCAATGCAATAGTACCTGATGCATTTGGAAATGTGTAAGTTCTATTAGTTGTATTGTCAAAATTTAATTGAGAATATTTTGCTGTATCTGCATCATATAAAGATAAAATACTATAATTTGAAATTTTACTTGCATAAATTGCAAAGCTATTTCCAAGTGCTGTAACAGGTGCGCCAAAAGTTAAATTTAAAGCATTGTTAAAAATAACAGGAGTATTAAAAGCCTTTAATCCTGTTATTGTTTGAGTAGTATCAAGAGTAACATAATTACCTGCAGGTTGCTTTGCATTAAACGTACTCCAATCCGTTGAACTTAACTTACCTGTATTTGTAGCCGAAGCCACAGGCAAATTAAAAGTATGAGTAGCCGTTGAACTTGATATAGCAAAGTCCGTTCCACTTGTTCCTGTCGCTAAAAATTGTACTTGTCTTGTTAAGTTATTTAACGAAGTTAATCCCTTTGAAAAGGTTGTAACTACTTGACATAAATGATTATTCTCTGTGTGTAAAGTAACTGTTCTACCATCTACGTTTACATAGATTCTAATTGCTAATCTGTCTGTTATTGTTAAAGCAGCAGTTGCAACAGGAACCGCAAAATAATAAGGACTTAACGTTGTACCATTTGTTAAATATTCAGGTACACTTTGGCTACTTCCTATTAAAGTAAAAGTTGTGCCATCATACTTATAAACCTCTGCATAAACATAAGGGTCGTGATTGTTTGAGTTTACGGCAAAGTAGAACTCACAATTAAAGTTACCAGCTGGCACTTCTAATAAAGCAGGGTCATTAGCATCAGTTATGTAACTTGCTATGTATCCATTAGCCGAAATAGTAATATCAGTTCCTGCACCTGCAATTGGGTCTTTGCTTAATTCTCTATAAGCAACACCGCCAATAGTACCTTGCGAAACACTTGAATTAAGATAATAAGAAACAGAACTTCCGCCACCTGTTGATGTTGGAAAATCCGCCAATGCGCCATCGCCTCTAACATATTGAGTAGCATCCCCCGCAAATCCTATATTAATCGTTCCCGCACTTGTTATTGGACTGCCTGTGATAGTTAAAGCGTCGCCTGTTTCTGTAACCGCAACGCTTGTAACTGTGCCTGTTGTAGCAAATAAATTAGCTATCTGTAATAACGTAATCTTTTTACTTACCCCTGTAATTGGATCGCCTATAATTGTTAAATCAGAAGTTTGTGGCGAAACGCTTGTCGCTAACTGATTAATTTTTTTTGATTCCATTAATAAGTATAATTTGTAGGCACTTGACACCTGTTGTTTATAAATGGTAAATTCAAAGTAATATCACACTTGACACCTGCTAAAAAATCAGGATCAGATTCCGTGAAATAAGTCATTGGAATACTATCCCCGCAAGTCCAAGTAACTACCCCATAATCAATTGGGTATCTTAACTGCGCAATAAAATCCTGTGCTACCAATGTTTGATCTGATAAAACCTCTGTTTCGTTTGTTTCCTCTGATAGCATCCTATCCATAAAGTAAAAACTGAAATTGTAGTCTATTTCTTTTGCACCTATTGTAGCACCTGTTAACGTAAAAAACATAGCAGGATAAGTAACCTCGCCATTGCTTAAACGTTCCCAGACATCCCCAAAGTAAACAAAATTAATTTGTTCGTGGTCGTTTCCTATCTTTGTCAGTTCGTTGACTATTTGGTTTAATGTCATTCTTTTTTGCTTTTTCCAAATAAACTTTTAGCTTATTTTGGTTTTTTATAGTTACTTGTTTACTCATATTAGCAGCATCCAATATTGCCTTGATACCTTTCCTCAAAAGTTCTTTTACGTTTGCCCTCGTAATCATCATCATTGCAACAAGCATCCCCTAAATACATTGAAACTGTGTAACCTTCATTATCAGGCTTGATTGAATCAATGCCGCTACCAAAGTTTAGATAGTTAGGATATAAAGCATTGTTTTGTTTTAGGTATTTAATTAACCTTTGCTTGTAAAATTCTGCTCTGGCTTTGTATCTGTTAGCCACATCAATCATATCCTGCATTGAAGGGTTTTCCTGATTCTCGCCTGACTTTCTTAAAAGCCCTTTGTTATAAAACTGAAATGACAAGCCCTGTGGTAATTCAGACATTACAAAATAAATCAATGTATCTACAATGTAATCGTCTAATAAAGTAGTTTGTAAATTTGTGTACGTATTGCTATCGACCGCCGTTTGTAATTCATTGTAAAGTGCTGATCCCAATGCAGGCAAAATATACATATCTTGCGCCGTCTTGATTTCAGGCAATACTAATTTTTCATCTACGTTTGCGTGTAATCCTGTTCTGTCCTTGATTGACTGAACTGATATAAATAAAGTATTCTTGCTCATTATTTTTTTCTTGTTACTATGTTTGAAACCCATTGATGTCTGCAACTTGGCTCGTGGTCATTAGTACCAGGCTTTGTGTACCAACCGCCTTTACGATCCCATACTGAATAACCTAATCTTGCACTCATTAACTCTATTTCGCTACGGCTATAAACCTTATTTGCGTCTAATAAAGCCACACAAAAAGGACGGCTTGTATCTTTATCTGAATTACTAAACCCAGCTTTCCATTCGTAGGAATATCTAATCAACAACTCCGTTGTCTGTGGCTTAATTTTTTCTAAAATATTCTTTAATGGCTCTGTCAAAGTATGCTCTGTAATCACATTCTCATCAATCCCCTTACCTATTGTGTATTGCTTTGGTTCAATATGCCCATCAACAATCAATTTTTTAATCACTTCATTGATAGTATCAACGCTTTGATCTAATGTAGTCGCCAAAACTTCTGGCGTTATTCTTTTATCCTTAGCCATCAAATCAAGCACATTAGCTTGTAATTGATTTACCTCTGCAAATAGCTGATATTCAGAATCGTCATTAAAGCGTGTTTTAGACTTCCAAATATTATAGTTATCCTTTGCATCTCCAAACTCATAAAATGCGCTGAAATCGTCTGAAAATGCTTCTGGTTGTGCTACTTGTATATTTTCGCCACCCTCTTTTGGTTGTAAAGATATTAATGCTCTTAATTCATTTGGCGTTAATTGATTTAATACTTTAGTTGCAACTAATGGTGATAAGTTATTTATTGCATCAATTACGTCTTGATTTGTTGATGATGTTTTTTCTTCAAGTGCCATCAATCCAACTTTATCTCTAAGTTCATCTTTAGACATAATTTGTAATAAACCATTCTCTGTCAACTCAATACCAATTGCTTCCGTAGGTATAATTTTTAAATCAGCATCCTCAATACCTCTGTACTTAAATAGCATATTGAATACACTTTCAAGATGCATCTGCTTACTATTAACGTAAGTATTTTTAAAGATTTCATAGCCGTCTCTCATTTCTGAACGGCTGCCTAACTTACCAGCCTCTGCAATACCAAAGATTGATGGCGTAGTAATTTGATGCCCTGAAAATATATTAGTTTGAATCAAAGAATCAACACGACCAAAGTCCTCTTTTGTAATATCAGAAGTTCCAAGATCATCAATGATAGGCTTTCTTGCACTATCATTTACGAAAGCTAAAATAAACTTCTTGCCATCTGATCCGCTAAATCTATTTGTAAAGCGTTTTTCAATATTGCGCTTCTCATCATCCGAAGGCTCGCCATTAGGTAACGTAATAAGTTTACTTGCAGAAAACCCTGTCTGTGCATTACCTAAAACGTGCTTAGATATTTCAATATCTGATTCTATGTAATTAAGCGCACCAAAATAACCTGGCAAAGAATAGTAACCCATATTTGGGCGGTATTCTTTTATGTAAAGAATGTGCTTGCCGTATGGATTAGCAGGATTAAAAGCAGGGTAAACCTCCGCCTTTTCATTCCTATCTGCCCAATCTTCTTTATACCAAAATTGTGTGTTGTCTTTATTAGTACGAATCTTAGTATAATCACAATGCCAGATTTCGCTTAACTGACCTGTAACTGACCAAATGATTTCCAAATAATAACCCCCAAATAACTCGGCATCTAAAGATACCTTTCTTGTTAAATCTTCAAGGCTCTCCATTCTATTGACTTGCTCAATAAAAGGCTGTGCTTCCTCGCTTCCTGACCAACCATTTGCAGTAATATAATGCACCTTGCTTTTTACAATGGCATTATGTTTAGCTGACTTATTAAAAAGTTCAACTAAGTAATTCGGGTAATCGTTGCGATCGCCATACTGAATGTACCCTTCGCCTTTCTTTTCTTTAAATTCAGGCTGCTTGGCTTCCGCAAATGTTAGTACTCTTAAATCCATTATTGTCTTATTTTATAAGTGTCCGTTGTAGTATATTCCGTGAAATTGAAAGGCGTTCCGACTAATTCCATAATCCCTGATTCTAATAAATTTAAACCAGCAGGATTTAGATTAGACGTACTTGTCTGTTCGTATATATCGTAATTATATTGACCATTTAAGGCAGTACTAAAATTAGTATTTGTAACAATACTAAACTCATTGTACCTGTCCTTGTATTGGCTTATGTCTGTGTTATTTAACCTAACAAATTTAACCTCTGTATTTGCACTTCTATTAGTAAATACAAACAAATAGTTTGGATTAGTCAATAACTGCTTTTCAGTTAGGGTTAAAATTATGTTTTGGGTTGCCCCCTTTGTTAACCTAATCATATATCTATATAGCTAAAAAGCTAATTTGTTGCATATACTACAATAAAAAACCGCCGAACCAATGAAGGAACGGCGGCAAACCTATAAACCTATGAAAAAACTTATCCTGCGGTTGTCAATACAGAGTAAACTGCTTGTGCAACGCTTGGAGCTAATTCTGCTTCTGATCCTGTAAAGGTTAAAGCGAATCCGCTTCTATCCCCTTGTGCAGTTCCTGTTCCAGCAGTACCGGCAGTTAAATCTAATCCTCTTGATTTACCAAGATACCAATATACGCCGTTTGAATCCTTTACTACTGCAATCAAAGTATTTTGAGCAAGCAATAAAATTTCGTTTCTTGTAGCGGTTTGTAATTTATTTAATACAACCATTAATTCCTGTGCATAAAATACTGTTCCATTCTGTACGTTTGCAGTAATAGTTTGATTCATCATTGATGTATCTTTCACTTGCTCGTATTTATAGAACCTTTTACCTGATGCCTTTGTTAATGCGGTAATTACCCCACTCGCTTCGGTTGTTGCAGTTACGTTGGCTGCTTCTATGAAATACACTTCCGTAACACCGCCTAAGCTATCACGGCAGTCTAAAGTGTATCCTGATGTTAATGCACACGGCATAATATTAAATTTAAAATTTTATTAAAAATGGGGGGCGATTAAACCCCCCAATAATTATGCTAAGATAAACTTAACGATCTCGTCTGGGAACGCTACGTTTACACCCATTTTGAACTCAGATACGAAACGAACTTGATCAGCTTCTTTTGCGTAGAAGATTTCAAATTTTTCTTCTTCGTTCAACAAATCTGTTCCTAAGAACAAGTTAGAAATACGCATTGCATAAACCTTGTTAGTTCCGTTCAAACCTTGTAAAGCAATTACTTTAATTGGAGTACCAGGTAATACAAACTCGCTATCCGCTTTCACATCAATTGAATAATGGAACTGATTTGCGTTCTTTAATGCAACTGTATAAGTTCTAAATACGTCTTGACCACAGAAGATAGCCATATCGTCAGCAGCTACAACTTGTGCAGGGATTGCTTGATATACACCATCAAAAATGCTGATAACATTCCCAGCAGTAATTGTGCTTAAAGGAGCACCTGAAATGTAAGTAGAAACGTTTGCAGCTACAACACCAGAAGCAGCTCCGATTAACTTAACAAGCCCGTCAAATTTAGATAGATTTGCATTGCCAGACGTTGTATCGCCCTGCCATAACGCAGTTTCTAATTGAGAAGCGATTGTTTTTGCTTTCTTATCTGCAAACTCTTGCTCAAAAGGAATTGAATCATACATTGATCCTGTTGGTAATGCTTTTTGTAAGTACTTAGCTTCTAAGTCTTTAGGACAAAGAGATTCGTTTACTTTAATTTTTCCAACTGTTACTGTTCTTTGAGTAAAAGTTGTAGAACCAGATGCAGTAAATCCGCAAGATCCACCTGCTTGGAAGATCGCGTCTGTGTCCATAATGTTGATTGTTTCAGCAGACTTTACGCCTACCATAACGTTACCTGCGCTTTTAATTAAAGCAGCAGTCTTTGCACCTAATACAGAATCAGTTACCAATAAGGCTTCGTTTTGCTCTGTATAAGCGGCTAATGTTGATACGTCAAATGCCATTGTTATTAATTTTTATTTGTTTAAAATTGCGTTTCTATATTTTTCTAATCTTTGTTCCTTAATGCCTTTTGTGTTTACAAACTCATTAAAGCTATTTGGTTTTTTAATAGGGTCTTCACTTGGCGTATTTGAAAGTGCTTCAATTAATTCAGCTACTTGTGCAAATCCTTGCTTAACCTTATTCTCTAAATCCAAAACTTTTGCGTCAGATACATTTTTAGCATCAATCAATTCAGCAATCTTTGCCTCAAATTGTTCAGCCATTTCCTGCATCTTTTTATCTTTGTAATCTGCTCCTGCCTCAACTTCTGTGTCAACTTCTGGACTTGCTTCCACTACTTTAGTTTCGATTTCGGTAATTTTTCCGTTCTCATCTAAGGTAATTTCTGTGCCGTCCATTAATTCGTGACCTCCTGCTGGTGCTGGTTGCCCTTCAATAGTTACTAAACCGCCAATCTCTAAAGCTGAAATCTCAACCTTAGTTCCGTCCATTAAAGAATATTCTGCCATCTCAACTTTAGTTTCCTCAACCTTAGTCATATCGGCTTCATCTTCCTTAACAGGCGCAGCGTTGTCCTCAAACAAAGCCTTAATTTTTAAAATTGCTTCCTGTGCGTTCATACTTTTTTTATTATATAGTTAAAAAATAAATAGTTTATCACTTAACTTGTGATAATATTTTTTGGATTGCATCTACCATAGACGCAACCTTGTTTACTTCCTTCGGTTTATAGGTAAATAAACCCTCTACGCTGAATCCCATTATTTGTCCGCTTTTAACCTTAGCCCACGCCTCGTCATTATCCACGATCATAGACCCAAACCAACTGCCAACAGGCGCATCTTCAAAGCCTTTCATTGGCATAATGCCACGAGAAGGATCAGAGATAAAACTTTCAAATAAAGTAACCCCCTCAAATTGTTGCTTAGAATCGTGCATTAAATTCACATTGCTTTGGAAGCCTTTTTTAAAAAACTTCTGTACAATCTTAAGAATAGTGTCCGAACTAAAAGCAACATAGTAATCCCCATAAGTAGCATCGCTGCGGAAAATAGGCGTATCAGCCAACATAATAGCACCCGAAATAATACGGCGATCTTCATTTGTTACCTCAAATTTTTGGGTTTTATTAAATGCGTTCCAATTCTTTTGTATTGCAGGACGATCAACTAATGCAATGAAATCAACTTGTGAATCATCTTCTATGCTATCTGTAATGTCCAACATATAAATAGGTATCTCTGTATTCATATCTCTAAATAGTTTATTTGTGAATATTTATCGTTTAACTAAATCTTGCTCTTTGTCTTATGGCTGCCATTCTTTGTTGGTTGCCTGTAACATCTGTCTCAATAACGTAAGCTCTTACCGCTTGATTACCTAAATCATTAATTGATTGTTGATTTAATTGTGTCATTTGCGCACTTGGTAATTGTGGCAAAATAGGTGCTTGTGTTGATATTGAAGGAACAGAAGCACCACCGCCACCGCCACCGCCACCGCCAGGAACTTGAACGGCAGTTATTGATTTAACCGCACGCATACCCGTTGCTATTATAGCAGCAACAGACGCAATCTTTTGAATAGTACCAAATGGCTCTGGCAATGTTGACTTAGCCCTTATAACTTCAGTTGCTCCTGTATATGTATTAATCAAAGCACTTGCTACACCTAAAGCCTTACCTGCTTTTGTTTGGTCACCAATAATAGCACCTAAAGTCTGCGTTGCATTTCCAATAGCATTTAAATTATCTATTTTAGCTTTTGCTAATATATCATCATTTAATTTATCTAATTCTTTTAAATTTTTCTCTCTATTAAAATTATCAATAACTAATTGAGTCCTATATTTTAAAGCATCTTCTTTATCCTTAGTTGCTTTTGCTTCCCTTTCTGCGTCAGCATTTGCTGCGTCATCTATTAATTTCTGACCATATTCCCTTTCCTCTTTGTCAATTCCTAATTGATATTGCTTTTTTTCTAAATCCCACTTTTGCTTATCAAGTATTTCCTTTTGCCTTTTTTCTTCTGCCGCTTTTTCATCTCTTTCTTTTTTCTCTTGATATTCTTTTCTTTTTTTAGAAGCATCTTCAGCAGCCTTTGCATTATCATCAGCAATCTTTTTATTAAATTCAGCCGTCAAAACTAATTGTTCAGTTTTTAAATCACTGAATTGTTTATATTCTTCTTCTGTTAATTTGCCTTTTGTTTTTAAGCTTGCTCGTAAAGAATTTAATTCATTATTAATCCTTTGTTGGCTTAAGTCATAAATTTCCTTTTCAGAACCGCCTTGCGCCTTTAATACTTTAATACGGTTTTCAATGTCTTCGTTTGCTCTTTTATTAGCAGAAGATAATTTATTTAAACTACGTTCTGCTTTACTTGTAACTCCAATAAAGTCTGTAAATTGTGTAACTAAATCACCAACACCTTTTGCTAATGCACCAAGTGGACTTTTCTTTATCCAATCAGAAATAGCATCAAAATTTGCAATTACTGATCCCAATAAAACTACAAGCGCACCAAAACCAGTTGCTATAATAGCACCTTTTAAAACTTTAAATCCATTACTCGTTTGAACTGTTGCTACACCAAAAGCACGTTGAACAACCGATGCCGTTGCAGTTGCTGCATTATTTAATTCTTGAAATACGGTTGTACTTTTTATAACTGCACCTAATTGCTTAAATGAATCAATGCTTTCGCCTACTGCTTGTAAACCCTGCGAAAGAGCCATTGCTGATTGTACTTTTAATAAAGTTTTTTGAACATCCTCAGATTCAGAACCGAATAAACTCATAGCACCTTGAACGGCGGCAAATCCACCAGCAACTCCAGATAAAGATGCTGTTAATGCTTTAAACTTTGCATCTGGATTAAAGGCTTCTGTTAATGCTTTTGCATCGCCAATCCTATCTTTTAATTCCCCTGCTCTTTTTGCTGCCTCAATAGCTTCCTTAGATGTAGCACCAAACTTATCCGATAACGCTGCGACTTCCGCCTGCGCTTCCCTTAATTGTGATTTAAGTGATCCGACAGATTTGCCTGCCTGATCCGTATTGACATTTATGTTTAAATCTAAATTCTGTGCCATTATAAAAAATATTTTGTTTCAATAACCTTTAATAAACTAATTTTTGTTGTCTTGTATTCCATTGGGTTAAACCCATCTACTTTATTCAGCCTATATAATACTCCATCAATCCAATAAAACTTACTAAAATCTAAGTTCATAATGTCAACAGTATCTAATAAAGCTGAACAAGTTAATAACTTTGAATCCTTGCTTGTAATTTCTGCAATGTATTCACTATGATAAGCGTTAAATACATTAGTTGTAGGATAAGTTGTGGCATTGAATTGTATCTCAAAAGGTACGCCAAAGTTTATATCATTTGTAGGTGCAAAAGGATTATCTAAATGCCCACCATATCCATAGGTAGTAAGGGTATCAAGGACTGCTAAACTATTTAATATATTATAACTCGTTCTACCTGTTATCTTTTTAGCTTGCATTATCCTGATAACACTATCCATTGAATTTTCTTTTGTGTTATTATCAGATACCTTGTAAATAGCAGGATATATTTTATCCGTGCCTGTCTTTTGGTATAATACACTTGGCGCAAAGATTACTTCAAGCGAATCAGTTTCTTTACTAAAATCATATTCAGTATCAAAAATTCTATCGCCATAACTTTCATTATATTTTTTCTTATAATTCTCATTGTAAAAATCATTATCCTCTTTAAACTTATAATGAAAATATCTTGCGTTTAATTCACTCATTGGCTTGATACTCAAAGGCTTTGCCCTATCTATTTTATTAGACCAGTCTAAAGCAGTTGCGCTTGATTCGGGATAAAAATTAATATATGGTTTTATCATTATCTTTTTATCATCCCAAGTATCTTCATATACATATAAATTAAACATCTTTGTAATGCTTAAAAAAAAGTCTCTTTGAAATATACCCTTTGGAATTGTATCATTAACAAATAATTGATCCCCATAAGCTATATCAACAGGCACAGAAGATTCAGAGAAAAAAGACACTTGCCCCTCTGTTATTGTAACAGGTGGATCATCTCTATTCGGTGCTGTGTTGGTAAACCTAAAACTTATTGCGTCATTTGTGTTTATCAAT